GTGGGTCGATCTTATGATCTCATCATATTCGATGAAGCAGCCCTCGTTGACGGTAAAGATGCTTTCAACGTTGCCTTACGTCCGACATTAGATAAACCAAACTCAAAAGCACTTTTCATATCTACTCCTCGTGGTAGAAATAATTGGTTTGCTGAGTTTTGGCATAGAGGATTTAGTAGTGAGTATCCAGAGTGGGCATCTATTCGTGCAACCTATCACGAAAACCCACGACTTTCTGAAAGTGACATAGCAGAAGCAAAAAAGACTATGTCAGAAGCAGAGTTCAATCAAGAATACATGGCAGACTTTAACGTGTTTGAAGGCCAGGTCTGGGCGTTCAATCATGAAAAATGTGTAGAAGATTTATCAGAACTCGAAATAAGAAAAATGGATATCTTTGCAGGAATGGACGTTGGGTATAAAGACCCGACAGCGTTCTGTGTTATTGGATATAGCTGGGAAGAGGAGAAATACTACTTACTTGATGAATATCTAGATAGTGAAAGAACTACTGAACAACATGCAGAGGAAATACGAAAACTTATTGACAAATGGGATATTGATTATATTTACATTGATTCAGCAGCTCAGCAAACTAGATATGACTTTGCTCAAAACTATGAGATTAGTACTCTCAATGCTAAAAAGTCAGTTCTTGATGGCATTGGGCATGTTGGTGGCATAGTAGATAATGATCGATTAATAGTCGATGCAAAATGTGTAGAATCTTTAATGGCATTAGATCAGTATCAATGGGACCCAAATCCGAACCTACTTAAAGAAAAACCAAAACATAATTCTGCCTCTCACATGGCAGATGCACTTAGATATGCTCTTTATTCATTTGAGACTAGTATGACTACGTTTTAATGAGACCTAGAAAAAATAATGCTTGACTTTATCTCCAACTTCTGTTACAATTAGAAACATAGATTAGAAATGACACTTAAGAGAGACTTAGTAAAATACGTAAGAGACAAAGCAAAATCCGCGTATAAAAAAGAATCTGCCTGTTACATTTGTGGTTCTACTGATGAATTAGATTTTCATCATTATTATGGACTTACAGAACTACTTGAAAAATGGATAGCAGATAACAAATTAGAAATCAATGATGAAGAAAGCATACTAAGTTTACGAGAGTCATTTATAAACGAATACAAAGAACAAATTTACACTAAAACAGTGACACTTTGCCATAAACATCATTTAAGATTGCACTCAATTTATGGCAAACGACCAAAGTTAATAACTGCTGAAAAACAGCAAAGATGGGTAGAGATACAAAGAGACAAACATGGCATGGTATGATTTTATATTGGGTAGACGTACTCAATCAGATGAAGAGAAACTAAATCCTTCACAATATGTAATTTCTAGAAATGAAGGACTTACAGTAGATAGTCGTGAAAATATCACGAGCTATAAAAATGCATACGAGCAATTAGAAGTAGTAAATAGAGCAGTAAATATGATTGTTGATGATTGCTCTGATATTCCTTTTCTAGTTCAAGATCAGATAGGTGGAATGACACCTGTATTTAAAAATGTAAGAAAAACACGTGTAGATTTACTTTTAAATAAAGAACCAAACCCATTTCAAGATATTAGTACATTTAAAAGAAATTTAATCACAGATTTACTTATTGATGGAAATATTTTTATTTATTTTGATGGTATGCATATGTATCATCTACCTGCTGATAAAGTAACAATAGAAACTGATGAAGATACTTATGTAAGCAGATATTCTTTTGACAATTCTATTGACTACTCAGTAAACGAAATTATACACATAAAAGAGAACAGTTTTCACTCCATTTATAGAGGTGTGCCAAGACTAAAACCAGCACATCGAACAATGCAGTTACTTGTAAATATGAGAAATTTTCAGGATAACTTTTTCAAAAATGGAGCAGTACCAGGATTGGTACTAAAGTCACCTAACACTCTTTCTGAAAAAATTAAAGAAAGAATGTTGCAGGCTTGGGTTGCTAGATACAATCCAAACACTGGTGGTAGAAGACCACTATTTTTAGATGGTGGACTTGAAGTCGATAATTTGACAGAAGTTAATTTTAAAGAATTAGACTTTCAAGAGGCAATTAAGTCAAATGAAAGAATTATTCTTGAAGCATTAGGAGTTCCGCCTATTCTTATGGATAGCGGTAATAATGCCAATATAAGACCAAATCAAAGAATGTATTACTTAGAAACAATACTACCAATAGTAAAGAAAGTAATGAAATCTTTTGAAAGATTTTTCGGTTTTAGACTTGTAGAAGATGTAACAAATGTTCCATCACTACAACCAGAATTAAAAGATCAAGCAGCATATTTTGCTTCTTTGGTCAATACAGGTATTATGACACCTAACGAAGCAAGGGAGAAATTAAATCTTGAAGCAGTGGAAGGATTTGATACACCAAGAATTCCTGCAAATATCGCAGGTAGTGCCGCTAACCCAATCGAGGGTGGTAGGCCAACAGAAGATGAGGAAGAAATATGAGGAGAATGGCAGTAATTCACAAATTAGGAGAGTATTTTACCAAAAAAGGTAAAATATTAAGTATGTCTGAATATAATAGTGAAGAAGATAGGCCAATGAGAGCACTCATTGTAAAAAGAGTTTTCAACTCATGGAGCAGAATGGAAATGTTTGTAAATAAATATTATCCAGATATTGGTAAGGTTGTTCAAAAACCAAAACCAGTAAAATCTGTTAAAAAAGTAGAGGACAAAGACGATGAGTAATAAAATTTTTCATTGGACTAATACATTTAAATCACTTGGCGAACAAGCAGATGGAAGTGTAGAGATAAAAGGACTGGCTAGCACAAATGCTCAAGACAGAGCAGGTGATGTAATTGAAGTGGAAGCATGGACAAAAGGAGGAGTAGATAACTATTTAACTAATCCTATTGTTCTTTACAACCATAACTATGACAAACCAATTGGTCGAGCAACAGGTGTTAAGACAGTTGAAAATGGACTTGAATTCACAGCGAAAATATCAAAAGCAGCTGGTGAAATCACAGATTTAATTAAAGACGGTGTTCTAGGAGCATTTTCTGTAGGTTTTCGTGTAAAAGATGCAGATCACATTCCTGACACTGGTGGATTAAGAATCAAAGATGCTGAACTTTTTGAAGTTTCTGTAGTATCAGTTCCTTGTAACCAAGGAGCAACTTTTTCATTAGCAAAAAGTTTTGATAGTATGGACGCATACAATGAGTTTAAGGAATCTTTTATGAAGACTAACTCAGCAGATTCAGTTATAACTGAAGACGTTGGGCAGTCTAAAGTGGCGCAAGCCGACAATAAGGAGAATCGCATGAGCGAAGAAAAGAAAGCTCCTGAGGGCTTTGACCTTGATGCTTTTGCTAAAGAAGTAGCTGAAAAAGCAGCTACCAAACTAGCAATGCAACAAGCTGAAACAAAAGCAGCTGAAGAAAAAGCAGCTAAGGAAGCTGCTGAAAAGGCTGCTCTAGTAGAAGCTGAGCAAAAAGCACAAGTTGAAGCAGAACAGGAAAAGCAGAAAGAAGTTGTGGTATCAGTTATGACTGGTGCAGAACAGCTAATGACTGACGTTGAAAAGAGATTTAGCGAAAAGAATGATAATCTTGAGAATATCGTTAATGAACTTAGAACTGAGTTAAAAGAAAAATCAGAAGAAATTCAACACATTAGAGAATCTAAGAGAGTTTTCTCAGATAGAGGTTCTAATGGTGATTGGAAAAAAGCTTTTGAAAATGAAATCCTTGATACAAAATTCTTAGGTCTGGCAACAGGTAAAGGATATGAAACAGAAATGACAAAATCAATTATGCAAAAAGTGAACGAACATTCAGGTGTTCAAGTATCTTCAGCAGACTTTGAGCAAATCGTATCTGCAAACGTAGAAAGAGATATTCAAAATGAACTAGTATTAGCACCATTATTTAGAGAAATCGAAATGACATCAGCTAATATGATCCTACCTATTTTACCAGACGCTGGTTATGCAGAATTTACTTCTAGCCAAGCAGCAAGTGGTTCATCACCACATGGTAACTTAGAAGAAAGAGGTGATACTTATGGTTCACCATTTGGTGGTGTTGATCTAACAGAGAAAACACTTTCAACCAAAAAGTTGATTTCAACTTCTTTCCTAGGAAATGAAACAGAAGAAGATGCAATTATTCCAATACTTCCTCTACTAAGAGAGTCCATGGTGAGATCACATGCAAGAGGTATTGAAAATGCTATCCTAGTGGGTAACCACGGTGACGGTGTTTATGGTACAAGTGGTGCTACATTCAACGGTCTTGTTGCTAAAGCAGTAGCAGGAGACGGTGGATCACCAGCAACTGAGTACAAAACTCAGTCATCAACAGCATTTGCATCAGAGTCTTTAACAGCAGCTAACTTACTAGCAGCTAGAAATAACATGGGTAAATATGGTGTTAATCCATCAGATGTTATTTACCTAGTTAACCAGCAAGAGTACTTCAATCTACTAGAAGATGGTGAGTTCCAAGATGTCAATTTAGTTGGCGACATGGCAACAAAACTATCTGGTGAGATTGGTCAGGTCTTCGGATCAAGAGTATTACTTGTTGACGAATTTGCAACACCAGCAGTTTCGAAGTTCTATGCACTAGCAGTTAATACAAGAAACTATGTAATGCCAAGATTAAGAGGTGTTACAATAGAATCTGACTATGATGTACAGAACCAAAGAAGAGTACTTGTGGCTTCACAAAGACTTGGATTTGATGATATCATAGCAAACGCTAAGTCCGTATGGGGACTACAATATAAAGCATCTTAATGCTTAAAGGCTAGAGGGGAGCCTATCCCCTCACTTTTT